TAAGAGTGTCGCAGCAGCCGAGGTAGATGCTTATGCTGATCCAGAGTATATTGGTCTTTTGGAGGGTCTAAAAGAGGCCGTAGAGACCGAGGAAAAGTTAAAATGGATGCTTACTAGTGCTCAGTTAAAAGTAGAGATCTGGAGAAGCCAAGAGGCCACTAACAGGGCGATAGACACAAATGCTAGATAGCGATTTTGTTTACTTTTATGGAATAATAATATTTGCCTTATTTTTTATGGCAATTTGGTTAGGAATACACAATGATTGATTATGCAGAGCTAGTGTTAAGACTAAAGCAGTTGGAAAGAGAATATCATGATGCTATGTTGCAAAAAAACAACAAGACAGCATTATTAGCAGCAGAAGAATTGGTAGTTGTAGCAAAAAGAATCCAAGCATATACAGAGGCAGCCTGTGTATAGAAACAAAGACCTTCTCCGAGCTGTATCTCAATTGCCTTGCCAAATCTGTGGTCTAGAAGGACAGACACAGGCATCCCATAGCAATCAGTTAGAGGATGGCAAAGGCATGGGGATCAAGGCAGACGATTGTTTTACAGCAGCTATTTGTATGAAATGCCATGCCGAGATAGACCAAGGCAAGACTTACACAAAGGATGTGCGTAAAGCAGTCTGGGACAAAGCGCACAAGCGCACTATGGCAGAGTTGTTTCGTAGAGGTAAGTTGAAGGTTTTACTTTAGGGGGAAATATGGAAAAATTAACAGACAGAGAAATACTAAAATTATGGAAGCTAGAAAAAAGCGATATATCTTATGAGGATTTTGCAAGAATTATAAGGTTGGCAGAAAGTATTTATGTCTGATCCATTTAAAATACTAGAGCCAACAGTTATTAGCTTTAGTGGTGGTCGAACATCTGCCTATATGCTTTGGCGAGTTCTACAAAGCAACAATGGACTTCCTGATGACGCAGTTGTTTGTTTTGCAAATACAGGAAAAGAGCATGAATCTACACTTAAATTTGTAAACGATTGTGAGAAAAATTGGGGTGTTCCTATTGCTTGGCTTGAATACCAAGACGCAGAAGAATCTAAAGATAGGTGGAAAAAAGTTACCTATGAAACAGCAAGTAGAAATGGAGAGCCATTTGAAGCTGTAATTCTAAAAAAACAATACTTGCCAAACCCAGTTACAAGGTTTTGTACAATTGAGTTAAAAATTAGAACAATCGCAAACTATTTGTTTTCAATTGATTTTGTAGATAAAAGATCGCATGGAGAGGACATTAGTTGGGTTGGGATCAGAGCAGATGAGCCAAGAAGGGCAGCAAAAATAGCAGATAAATCTAGGATTCCATTATGGAGTGCTGGTGTTACTAAAGAAATGGTTGGCGATTTCTGGAAAGCGAATACTTTTGATTTAAATTTGCCAAATATAAATGGTGTAACAATGCATGGTAATTGCGATCTTTGTTTCTTAAAAGGATCAAAGATTGTCCAAAGCCTAATTCACGAAGAACCATCAAGAGCTATCTGGTGGGCTAAAATGGAGAAAGCCATTAAAGATATTCATCCTGAATATAACAGCACAGGAGCTGTTTTTAGATTTGACAGAGCTTCTTATTCAGAAATGATGAATTATGCTAACAAGCAATCAGACTTTTTTGGTAATGATGAAACAATACCTTGTTTTTGTGGAGATTAGCTGTAGTAGCTCAGTTGGTAGAGCATCTGATTTGTAATCAGGAGGTCGAGGGTTCAAGTCCTTCCTACAGCACCAAATTTAGGGAAATATGAAAGAGCAAATAGGTAATGCAACATTGTATTTGGGGGATTGTGCTGAAATATTGCCTACATTAAGACAGTTTGATGCCGTTGTTACTGATCCTCCTTATGGAATAGATGTTGCAAATTCAAAATATCTTGGTTTAACTAAAAGAAAAAATGCTGCAACCGCACCAAGAGATTATGGTCATAGCGATTGGGATAGCAAACCAATAAACAAAGAAGATGTTAATTTAATTAGAAAAATTAGCAAATGGCAGATAATTTTTGGTGGTAATTATTTTGAGTTGCCACCTACTAAATGTTGGTTAATCTGGGATAAAGAAAATGGTAATTCATCATTTGCCGATGCAGAAATGATTTGGACTAATTTAGATAAAGCTGTAAGGCTTAAACGATATATGTGGCATGGTATGTTAAGGGCTAATAATGAACCAAGAGGAGACCATCCTACACAAAAACCAATAGGCATAATGGAATGGGTCATTAGTCATTTGCCTGAAAATGTAGAATCTATTATTGATCCATATATGGGATCAGGAACTACTGGAGTAGCTTGCATAAATTTAAAAAAGCAGTTTGTAGGCATTGAAAGAGAGCAAAAATACTTTGATATTGCTTGTAAAAGAATTGAAGATGCTCAACGACAACAACATCTGTTTTAAAGCTCTAGTGGATCAAACCCTAACTCTTTTCCAACCATTAGGCATCGAGTCCTAAACTCTTTCCCATGCTGTGCCCATTTATGGCCTTTTCTTTTATAGAAGCTCATATGGATCATCTCATGAGCCATTGTTCTGATAACTGTATCTAAATGACCACATCTGGCATTTGAGATAGTAATGATATGCTCCCACTTCTCTCCATCATCGTAGAGATAAGTCCCCATTGTTTCCTGGTCTGCATTCACAATAAATTTAATTTGCTCTGGTAGTGGTAACTTCCATTTGCTAAATGGCTCACAACAATACAGAGTGCAGTAAATGTTTTTGAGAATAGCTGGAGTCAGTTTCATACCTGTAAAATTTCTCCTCTGAACTCTACTTCGTTTTCTCCACATACTTGGATCATCTCAGGCATTAGCATCTTGCCTCGATCCCAAGACAACATCACAAAGCCAGATCTCCAATCCTTTGGAGAATCCTCTGTATAGTCTGCAAACTGCATATTATTAGGCTCTGCTAGTGTCCCTGTCTGCACTCCCCAAATAGTCTTAGAATAGCCTGTAATCGGCTGGCAGGCTAAGACATGAGTATGACCAGTAATGATATTGGTTTGAGCTGCTACAGCATTGTTGTAGCCTGCATAGCGACCACCTTTGAACCGATGTTTGATAACTGTATCGTCATTGACCCAAAAGCTCCAACATCCTTCCCACAAAGGGAAATGGTCTTTTAGATGAAATCCTTGCACTCCTTCATAGGCACTAGCTTGAGCAGCCAACATTGTCTCAAATCTAGCATCATGATTTCCAAGACACCAAATCAGTCTACATCCTGCTGGCCTTATCTTTTCTATTTCACCAAGGTAGAACTTATTGGCTTCAAGTTCTTCTTGAACAGTAGGTTTCTTATCCCAACCAATCCTAGGAAACCGACTAATAGAACCACCATCAAAGGAATCCCCATTATTAACAATAACATTCGGCTTAAAGTATTCAATAAACTTAAGCAAAGCCTTATAAGCTGTTGTAGTGTCATCAGGATAAAAATGGGCATCGCTAAAAACAATAATGCGACCTTTATCAAGATCAATCCCCCTTCTTACATTGATTGGTGCTTCTTCTAACTTGGCTTTATTGGCTTCTTGTCTTGCTAATTTTTCTTGTCTTTGTTTGTCGTTAAATTCTTTAATTAAGTTTGCAGTTGTAGCTAATTCTATTTTGTGCTTTATTTCTATATTTCTTCGCCTATTTTGAACAGCTCTTACACTAAATCCACTAGCTTGTGCCATCAATGTAGGGCTAGGATTTTCTTTCCATTTGGCTATAAATTCCTCATCTGTAAGATAATACCCTTGACCATTCCGATTTGTTGTTCCCATGATCTCTACAAGTAGTTAAGATATTGAAATAATACAGAAAATTTGATTACAATTATACAGTCATATAATTAGGGATTTCCTTAATGAATTTTGAGGATCGTTTAAGAAACTGGGCATGGTATGTATCTTGGGGAACTGTTGCTCCTCAACCAGACTCGACTTGCAGATCATTTGAAAAAAACTACATTCCAGAGCTCGGCAATCTGTATGCAGAAGAAGAACCACACTATGAGCCAGATCACAAAGATGGGGAAGAAATAGAACAGGCAATTAAGGGTTTACCCTTAGAACTAAGGAAAGTATTAAAGGCTCGGTATGTGAGCCATCCATATGCAAGTCATAACCAGCTTGCCCATCATCTAAAAATATCCCCTAAAAGATTTGAGACAGATTTACAGAATGCTAAAAAAAGACTCCAAGACCAACTCGACAAGAGAGCCAAAGGTAATCACTATAAGAATCTGCTCAAAGTGCAGCCAAAAGAAAACCACTCAGAATGGGATCTTTCAGATATACAACAATGGTCTGAATGAAAGGTTTGTCTGTGAGAAATGTTCCGATAGTGATAGCCACAAAAACTGCTAAATGCCTACCTGTGCTGTTATCGAGCATAGATCAATATGTGCCATTAGATGTTACTGTTTTCCTCTCTGGAAGCGATTTGAAGCTTCCTAGGCATAGGACTATTAATATAAAGAATCATGGCAATAATTTTGGGGATTCATATAATGAGGTAGTCCATTGCGCCTACTCTATGTTTGATGATGTGATTGTGGCAAATGATGACATAGTATTGACACCTAGTTCTTATGAACTTCTAATGGCAGATGTAGAACTATTGCCAGGCAATACAGCCTGGGTGTCTGCTAAATCAGATTATGTTCGAGGCTATCAAAACATCCGAGAGTTCAAGCAAAGGCAAGGAATCCGCTATGTAGAAGAAGGAAAAATAATTCCTACAGATATTATTTCTCCTTTATTTGGCTATATTCACAAGGATAAATGGGTAGATTACAAGCCAATTAACTGGTATTCCGATGACATCCAATGCTTAGAGATCAGAACTAATGGATTTAAAAACTATGTCAGCCGATCTTATATTCACCATGTCGGCAGCCAAACAATCGGCATGGATCACCAAAAGAATGACCAAGAGGCAAAAGAGTGGATTAAAAACAATATGCCAGAGCTGTATGAACAATGGCTTAAATGAATTTTACCATATTTGCTCCTAATTACAATGAAAAAAGCGGTGGCTCATGGATGTTGCATTTTTTGTGCGATCAACTAAATAAAATCAAACATACTTCTACAGTATTTATCTATGAAAAAGAGCAGATTACCAATCCTAAGTTCAATACACCAATAGGGCATATTGAGAACTCAGTAGTGGTTTACCCTGAGATTATTACCAATAATCCTCTACAAGCAAAATATATAGTTCGCTACTTGCTAAACAAAGAAGGTTATCTACAAAAAAGAATGATTGAATGGGGTGAGAAAGACTATCCACTATCATTCTCTACAGTCTACAGAAATAACTGCGAAACCCTTTTTTACCCAAATAGCGACCTTTCTACTTTCTACAATGACCATCAAGAAAGAACACAAAATGCTTTCTATATTGGCAAAGGTCATTTGTATGGGAATTGCCCAAAGTTAAACTGTTTTGAGATAACCAGAAACTTTCCTGAAACAAAACAAGAGTTAGCCAATGTCCTTAGAAAGACAAAAATACTGTTTTCCTACGATGCTCATACAGCTACAAACCTAGATGCTGCTCTTTGTGGATGCTTGCCATACCTTCTACAAAAACCATTGCCAGAGTTACAAAATGCAGAGCTTGGTAAGTTTTGGGCAGAATCTAAAGATGAAATTGAGTCGGCTCTTTTAGCAATTTCTACATTGCCAGATCGAGTTAAAGAGTTACAACTAAACTTTCCTCACAGATTACAAAATCAAGTAGACAAAATAAAAAACCATTTTTCATTTTAGACTTGCAAAAATTGATGTATAATTTGCTTGGGAAAATGCATCCAAAATTTGTGTAATTCTTCATATTCAGCCCTTAAGGGCTATTTTTTTAGGTGATTTATGAAAGATAAGGGTATGTCCATAATGATCGGACTTCTTGGCAAAGAGCCAATGAAAGGCGAAAAGAAAGAAGGCGGTCTCCTAGAGTCTGATATGTCTAGCTGCCCATTATCTACAATGGATGCAGACATCAACAAAGGCAATAAGAAAAAGGCCATTTTGACAGCCGAATATGGTGCTCGAAAAGATGGTGAAGGCAAATGCAAAGCCTGTGAATACTTTGAGACAGGCGAAGAAATGACCAAATGTGGTGTAGAAAAAGGCATGGGTCATTGTGCTATTTTTGACTTTGTATGTATAGGTGAGAATGGCTGTATGGCTTGGGAGGCCAAAGGCTCAGAAGAAATGGAAGATGAGTCAGAGGAGTATGAAGAATGAAACAGGGTCTTTACAGCAATATCGCAGCAAAGAGAAAAAGGATAGCCGAGGGATCTGGGGAAAAGATGCGAAAGCCTGGTAGCAAAGGTGCTCCAACAGCTAAGTCGTTTAAATTAGCAGCAAAGACAGCAAAACCAAAGAAGAAGTAACTCTTATATAAGACTTAGGGTAAACCACTATGAAAATGAGCAAAGCTGAAAAGAAGATCGGCAAAGTAATGGGCGAATACAAAGAGGGCAAGTTGCACTCTGGTAAGTCTAAGAAAGTTGTAAAGAATCCTCGCCAAGCTATCGCAATTGCTTTAAGTGAAGCTGGTAAGTCTGCAAGATATAAAAAATGAAAGTCCGAGAGGCAGCAGGCATTATTGAAAGGATGGGTGTTGCAGGGTTTAATAAGCCCAAGAGGACACCAAACCATCCTACTAAAAGCCATGTCGTAGTCGCTAAAGAAGGCGATAAGGTAAAGACAATCCGATTTGGTCAGCAAGGAGTAAGCGGTAGCCCTGCAAAAGAAGGCGAATCCAAGGCCGACAAAGCCAGAAGAAAGTCATTCAAAGCTCGCCATGCAAGCAACATCGCTAAAGGCAAGATGTCAGCAGCATATTGGGCAGATAAGGTTAAATGGTGATATATGCCAGGACTACTAGATTTGTTAATGCCACAACAACAACCTACAAGCGGTTTGTTGAATGTTCCTACAGGATTTGATGAGCAAGGTTTTCAGAATTGGATCAGAAATACTGATTGGTTTAAAGAGTTTGTAAAAGAATACAAAGAAGAACCAGACCTAAATACTTCTGATTATGACTATAGAAAAGCATGGTTAAGCGGTATTGTTCCTGAGAGAGACCCATACGATCAAAACAGATACCATTGGGCATCTTCTACAAACTCAGGAGAAATGTTAAAGGCTTTAGACCATCCTACTGCTTGGAAAGAGTATTTCATGAGAGATTATGGTGTAAACCCTGATTCTCTTGGGATTACAAAGCAGATGTATGAGAATATGATCTTTAATGGTGAATGATGTTGCAGTTGTAGAACTAGCAAACTACCCTAAAAGATTTGATAGTTTCCAACACAAAGCAGATGAACTAAGGTTAGTCTACAAATTCCTAATAGACCTATCCAATCAGCTAAAGTGTTATGAAATCTACTTTATAGATAAAAGACCCACAGTTCATTAAATGTTGTAGAATAACAACACATCAACCATCAACCCACAGGGAATGGAATGGAAAACTCTACAGAAAACAAAAATTTAGAAGTTGAGCCAACTAATAAGGGCGGTGCTCCTGTTGGCAATCAGAATGGAAAAAAGGGCAAGCTCTTTTATGATGCTCTCCGCATAGCTTTAGTCCAAGAGGATAAGAAGAAACTCCGAAAGATTACCGACAAGTTAGTAGAGTCGGCAGAGAATGGAGAGCCTTGGGCAGTAAAAGAAATCATGGACAGGATGGATGGTAAGCCTGTTAATACTACAGAGCTAAGTGGCACAGATAACACTCCTCTCAAATTGGTGGTCGCTTGGGAGAAGTAGAACTGATAGAGGATGAGAGACGAATCATCATCCCCTACAAGCCTAGAGAGCCACAGTTACAGATCCATCAGGCAATGGAGAAAGATCGCTTTGTAGTGGCAGTAGCCCATCGAAGGATGGGAAAGACAGTTGCAGCCCTAAATGAGCTGATTCGGTCAGCAATGAATAATGAGCAACAGAATCCTAGATATGCCTACATAGCACCGACATACAGTCAGGCTAAAAGAGTAGCTTGGGATTACCTTACATACTTTGCAAGACCACTAGATGCCAAGGCAAACATTGCCGAACTGAGGGTGGACTTCTTTGATCGTAGAATTCAGTTGTATGGGTCAGATAATCCAGACTCACTCCGAGGCCAATATTTTGATGGTGTAGTGCTCGATGAGATTGGAGACCAAAACCCTAAGATCTGGAATGAGATTATTAGACCTGCACTAGCAGATCGAAAGGGGTGGTGTCTGTTTATCGGCACTCCTAAAGGCAACAACCATTTCAAGGAACTGTTCGACAGAGCAGGGCAAGAAGAAGGATGGTCAGCCCTACAATTCAAGGCTAGTGAGACAAAGCTCTTAGATGAGAAAGAACTCTGGGCAGCCAAGAAGGAAATGGGCGATGATAAATATAA